GAAAAAACCATAATAAATTATACTGTGCATATTGTATTATAAAATTAGACAATGATTATGGAGGTATTATTTTATGAATATTAAATGTGGTAATAATGTAGGAATGAGTAGCGAACTGATAAAGAAGTTAATCATTGGTATGCTTTTTATTCATGCCTTTGCAGATGAAACTTCAACAGAGGGTGATAAAGATGTTCCCACGGAAACACCTACTATTAATTATGAGGATTTGATTGCTAAGGCTCGAAAAGAAGAAAAGTCAAAGCAATATGGTGTTATTGAAAAGTTGAAAGCACAGGTAAATTCTTTAACTACTCAACACAATGATGACCTAATAAAAATTGCAGGACTTGAAAAGCAGTTTGAAGATGCTAAGGAAAAGCTCACTAAAGCAAAAGATGGGGATAGTGACGATATTAAAGTGTTTAAAGAAGAAATTAAAACACTAAGAGGTGAGAAAGAAACTCTTGAAAAGGAAGTAGCTGATTACAAGAGTAAACCACCTATTAAACGTGAGGACATTGAAGCTGAGGTGAGAAAAGAACTCGAAGCCGAATATGAGGTGAAGACCTACAAAGTCACCAAACTTGCTGAATTAAAAGACCAAATTTTGGTTCCTGAGCTTGTTATGGGTGATACAAAAGAGGCTATTGATGCCTCCGTAAAGTTAGCACTTGAAAGAAGTGCTGAAATTCGCAAGAGTTTAGGTGTTAGTGATAAGTCAAATAAGAGGACACCTAAGACTCCTGCTAATCCCAGTATCAGTAATATACAAGATACGGAAATAAGTATTGAAAGGCTTGCAACAATGGACGTTAGAAGTCCTGAGTATGCCGAAATAAGAAAGCAATTAGGACTGAGATAAAGTCCGAGAATAAGGAGGAATATTAAGTGATGAAGAAGTCACGATTTTTAAATGCTATTATTGGAGCTATGTGTATTGATGCTTTTGCGGCTGTAACGGTTGCTACACAACAAGGTGCTACTAATGGCGGTACACTGTTTTCAGACGGTACTCGTATTGTATATTCAAAGGAGATTGAGTTTAAGGCTCTTCCTCTTATGAGATTTAGTCAGTTTGCAACACAAAAGACTGAACTTGGTGTTGAACCTGGTCTTACAATATCTATGCTTACCTATGATAATCTTGCTCTTGGTGGAGCTTTGCAAGAGATGCAGAACATGAGTACACAGGCACTTAGTGGCTCTATGAAGCAGATTACAGTTGTAGAACATGGTAATGCTGTATCAAATTCAGAGTTGCTTATTCAGTCTTCATTTGATGATATTATGGCTACAACTACAACACTTCTTGGTAGAGATTATGCTCTTGTTATGGATTGTGAGCTTCGTGATACTGCACTGTCAGGTACAAATGTTGTTTATGGTGGTCAGAGGACTTCAAGAGCAAATCTTACGGATTCTGATAAACTTACAGTGGCTACAATTAAAGATGCTATTGAAGTTTTGGCAACAAATAATGCACCTAAATATAACAATCTTTATTGGATTTGTTTTGTACACCCGCACCAGTCAAGGGATTTGAGAGATGACAGTGCTTGGAAATGCAAGTAACTATGGGGCACCTGAACAGATGTTTACTGGTGAGATTGGCAGAATTGACGATACCCGTTTCATTGAGACAACTCTTATGTGTAATGGTGCAGCTTCTGCTACTGACCCGTCATATAAGGATACTCTTAAAAAGGGTTACACACCTCTGGGCGGTACAGCACTTGCAACGAATGTATATCAAGCAGTAATCTTTGGTGACCAGTATTATGGTATTGCATGGTCACTCCCTGTTGAGCTTCGTGATAATGGAGTTGAAGATTTTGGTAGAAAGAGAAGTCTTGCATGGTATGCAATTTGGGGTACAGGATTGCTCCATAATGACTATGGTGTAGTTATTGAGACAGCATAATGTGAGAGGGGTTGTTTAATATGAGTAAGAAACTTGAGGCTATTAAAAAGGAAGTTTTCTATTCAAAAGAAAATCCTGAAAAACTCGCAACTATTATAAGTGGTCTAATAACAGATGTAGCTACAGATATAGTTATTGAAGGTAACGATAGTATTGAAATTCCTGCAACAGGTAGTGCTACTGCAGCATATATAGGTAAGACATATAGTCAGTACGGAGATGCTATGGATAATGCAACTCTTGCTCTAAAGAGTGCAGTTACAGGTGTTTCTATTAGTGATGGTACTATAACTGTTGCAAGCACTTGTACTGCTGAATCTTTTACAATTCAGGCAACAAGTGGTTCTAAAACAGCAGAAAAGGTAGTTGAGCTTACCACTACTTCTTAAAATTATACTAACCCATTATAGGGAGGGAGATAATTACCACTCCCTCCCAATTTTATTTAGGAGGATTAAATCATGGCAGTAAAAAAGACAAAGCAGGAGGAACTTATTGTTGATGTTCCTACAGTAAAGGAAACAGTTGTTAATTCAGATGTTGAGGTTAATACTGACGATATAAAGATAGAGGAAAAGAATATTCCTGCTGAAAAAATTAGTAATAATACAAAAATTCGTATGAGGGTTGACCATAGATGTACAATAGCTATGGAAAGATATGACCTTAAAGCAGGTCAAGTTTATACTGTACCTAAGAATGTAAGAGATATTCTTAACAGAGCAGATTTACTTTCTCCCCTTTAATAAGGAGGTGAGTTAATGTTATTAACTGTTGATGAGCTTGTAACACTGGTGAGAAGTAGTGTTAATGTTCAAGTTCCTGTTACTAATGGAGAAGGGGAAGTAGTTGAAATTGAAGATGAAGGCTACTTAACAATGACAGACGATGACATAAAACTCTTTATTAAGTTAGGTGTAACAAGGGCATTTCCCGATGTTGAAGACTTAGAAGATTTACCTAATGGTTCAGAATTTGCTGTAGTGTTGCTTGCTAAAATTGAACTGTACACAAAGTTGGCTGTTCTTAATGCTTATGATGTAGATTTAGGTGCTGATAACAATAACTATATTAAACAAGACCAGAGATTTTCTCATTATATGAAGTTAGTGGATAGTGCAACAAAGCAATATGAAGATTGGCTTGATAATGAGAGTGCAGGTAACAACACTATAACAACTTATGATGTCCTTTTAAGTAACAGACATTATACACATAGGAACTATGAAAAACAAATAGTACCAAAGGTAAAAATTAAAATTGATGATATATTTAGTGACGGTGCAGAAATACAGTGGAAAATATCAGGTACAAGTCATTTTGGAAGTTATAAAGTATATATAAGCACTGAAAAAAATCATTAATCAATATAATGAAGGTGCTAAATATACAGATAAAATTTCAGAAAACGCTAAATGTGTTAAGTCAACACATAATATTAGGGACTCTTACCTTACTTTAAAAGACCTTGAGGCTGATACTATTTATTATATTGCCGTAGTGTCTGTAGAGAGAAATCAAGTATTTGGATTTGCAGAAACCTCATTTACTACTCTTGAGGCAGAAGATTAAGAGGTGATTGTATGCCAAAAAAGAAAATACAGAAAGCTTTTATAAATGGTGTTCAAACTATTTTTACCACACTTTTTAATAATGGTAATGAAAGTGACGGAGTGTATTATTATTCTTTAGATACTGAAAACACCTCAACCAACACCTATGGTGAAAATAAAGTAAAATCTTATAGAGAACCTATATTATTGGTGTGTAAAGCAATAGTAAATCCGACAAAAGGTAAACAAGATGTAGAAGAAGTGAAAAATCAAGCTGAATTTGTGGTAACACTGAAATCACTTATAAATAATGGTTTAGGTACTACAAATGAAGACCTTGAAATAATGCGAAGAGGTATGATGAAGTTTAAGGGAGTAAATTATTTAATAGATAATATAGTTCCTAAAGCTTATGTAGAGGACGTATTTTTAATGTACACCTTTTATTGTACCGAAGACAAGGACGTTGAGTTGTAGTGGGTAAAGATTTTGAGTTAAAATTGACAGGCGATTGGAATAGAGCAGGACTTTATTTTCAGAATTTAGCAGTTAAACTTTATCCTGCATTTGAAGCTAAAATATGGGAAGATGGTCAATTTGTTCTTGAAAGAATGAGAAGTCATATTGATAATCAAGACCTTAATTGGACTCCCCTATCACCAAGAACGATTGAACTTAAAGGTGGAGATGATACCATTTATGTTGAAACTGGTTATCTTCGTGATGGACTCTCTGTAAGGAGAATAAAATCTAAAGCTAAAGGTAGCACTATATTTATAGGTGCTTCACCTTGGAAAAAACATGAACCCAGTGGATTAAAAATGAGTGACCTTTTGATAATGCTTGAATATGGGACAGATAAAATTCCTCCCAGACCTCTTGTACAACCTACTATTGAAGAAGTGCAGGAAATTTTACAAAACCACTGGAAAGACCTAATGAAAGACTTAATAAAGGGGTGATGTGTATGTCTGCAAGTGTTTGGTTTGAAGAAGTATGTAAAGGATTACTTAGTGAAATAAAAAACACTGTTCGTTATAAAAATAATGAAGGCAATTTAGTTCCCCTTGATGATAAATCGCTAATAGTTAGAAAACCTGAGGAAGATTTTAAATTTGAAAAGTTTCCATGCGTTAGTGTTTATATAGTGGATTACAAATATGACCCACTAAGATATGTTGAAGGTGTTGTAGTAAAATCACGGGATAGAGTTAATAATATTGCTGTTGTTGAAGATACGGCTGTTCCATATAATTTAACGTGTCAAATTGATTTTTGGTCACGTTATCAAGAAGATATGGATATTATGACTCGTACTTGGTTATTAAATCATTTTCGTTCTTTTAATTTATCTGTTATAGATAGTGGGGGAAATGAAAAAACTTGTAATTGTTTTACACAAGAAAGGATAGTTAAATCTGATTTAGTGTTGGATAAAGAAAGACTTTTTCATTCTATATTAAAATATCAAATATGGGTAGAAATTGATGAAGAAATATGTTATAATACAAGTATGGTGACAAGTATAAATTTGAGTTCAACTCCCATAAATAAGGAGGAATAAACACAATGTATAAAATAACAAATATTTCAAGTGGTGAGATTGTGTGCAACCTTGCAAAAGGTGATACATTTAGAATAGCTTCGCAATCTACCCAAAACGTGGAAGATACAGAGATGACCCCTTATCTTTTTAATATTGAAAATAAAGGGTTAATTATGTGTAATCATATAAATGACAGTAAAATGTCAAAAAAAGTGTCTAAAGACATAAATAAAATGAAGGAGGATAAATAATGGCAGGTTATAATTCACCAGGTGTTTTTATTCAAGACCAGATAAAAGGTAAACCCACTGTTACACAGTCATCTACTTCAACAGGTATTTTGATTGGTAAGACAAAGAGTGGTGTAGTAAATACTGCACAGAAAGTTACTTCTTGGACTGAGTTTATTTCAAAGTATGCTAATGGTCTTGACACACCTTTTTCAAGTGACAGTTATCTTGCATATTCTGTTTATGGATTTTTCCAGAATGGTGGTAAAGAACTGTATATTGGTAGTATAAAGAATAGTGGTGTTGCCGCAACTAAAGAAGGTACTGTAATAACTGCTACTGCAAAGTATGTAGGTGCTTGGGGTAATGACGTTAAGATTACTCTTACAAAAAATAAGTATTGGAGAGCCGCAGGCGATAATGATGCAGGTAATCTTTCTTTTGATGTTACAGTATCTATTGGTTCAAGCGATAAAGTAACGGTTCTTGACTGTACTATGGCTAATATTGTGGAGAAGGTAACTTCTGATGCCACAGTATCAAATTGGATTGGTAGTTTTGCTCTTAAAACAGGTGTATCAGCACTTGCAGAAGAGATTGTGACTCTTGCAAATGGTTCTGATGGTACGGCACTTACAGATAATGACTACATCAATGCACTGTCTATGATTGATTTTATTGATGATATTACATTCGTAGGTATTCCTGGACAGACATCTGATAGTGTTACTTCTCATTTAATTTCTTATTGTGAGGAAAGAGGTCTGTTCCCCTTCCTTGATACTCCCGTAGGAACAACAATAGACGGTGCAATTACTGCACGCAAAGGTATAAATACTTTTACAGGAGTAATGTGCTATCCTTGGGGTTATGTGCATGACCCTGTTACAAATAACAATAAACTTGTTCCCACATGTGGTCATGTAATGGGTGTGTATGCACGCACTATTGAAAATAGAGGTGTGTATAAAGTACCTGCTGGAACTAATGCAGTAATTACGGGATTCGTTGGACTTGAAACTCGTCTTTCGCAAGCAGATATTTCCCTGCTTAACCCCACAGGTGTGGTATGCCTTGTGTCTAAGCCTAATGTTGGAATTGTTATATGGGGTGCAAGGTCTCTTAATAGTAGTGATGATAATATGAGATATGTATCAGATGGTATTCTTAATCTCACTATAAAAAAGAATATTTATAATAATACACAATTTGCGATTTTTGAGCCTAACAACGAGGATTTGAGAAACAAACTTGGAACAGTTTGTAAATCTTATCTTGAATCTCTACGTTTACAGGGAGCCTTTAAGGGTAATACACCTGAGGAATCCTATTATGTAACTGTAGATGATACTAATAACACTGAGGAAACAATATCACAAGGTATTGTTAATATTGAGATAGGTTATGCACCTATTAAGCCCGCCGAGTTCATTGTTATTAAACTGGCTCATTCCATTGAAGCTTAATAGAAAGGAGAGCTATTATGAGATTTAATTCAATACTTAAAGAAGTTATAACAACAAAGGCTTATGCCGCAAGGACTTTTGCAAGTGACCCTCTCCAATCCTTTAGATTTAAGGTCAGTATTGCAGATGCAGATACAAGGACTAATATAGATATGGGTTTTAAGTCTGTTAGTGGTCTTTCTCGTGAATTTGAGGTAGTTGAATACCTTGAAAGTATGTATGACCACACTCAAAAAATGCCTGGACGTGAAACAGTTGGTGAAGTTACCTTTGAAAGGGGTATGTATGCTAACTCTTCTCTTAAAGATGTATATGAAAAGGCTCTTGTAGGTAAGATGAAGAAGAGATGGTCTGTTACTATTAGTATTTGTGACCGTTTCGGTAAGCCTGTAAGAACTTTCCAACTTGCTGAGTGTTGGTTCAGTGGTTATGAGGTTGCTGACCTTGATGCAGAAAGCAGCGATGTAATTATTGAGACACTTACAATGCAGTTTGAGTATTTTATGTAACTAAGGTC